GTGGGAGGTTTTGCGCACGCGCGGCGTGACAGAGATGGACGGTGGGCACAAGGTAATCACAGGCGACACCGTTCGCTTGATGGAGCCGGAGGGCGTGGACGAGTTGATCGACGTGCAGCTTGCGGAGGTCAAGGATCGCGTGACGCGGCGTATGTCGAAGATAAACGACAAGATGATAAAGTCGAGCGAGCGCATCGAGAGGCTTGAGCAGCAGCTTGGCGCGATGGGTGATCGTGCGACGGAGGCGGATCGCAAGACTGTCAGGTATACTATAGACGCGCTGCGCCGCCAGCATGAAGCTCAGAAGACGCTCATGGATAAACTGGAGGCGCTGAGCGAGGATACCATGGTTCGCGGGAAGGGCGCTCCGCTCGTGCCCGACGGCAAGAAGGTGCTAGATTTCAATAAGGTGTGGCGTACGCTGCGCCGCGAGATGGAGTTTTTGTCTAAAGCTGAGGTCGGCGTTGGGAAGAAGTGGGCTGACGGTCTTCGCGGCATCAGCAAGAGGATGCGCCTGGACAAGCTCGCTGAGCCCGCTGTCCTGAGCGCCATTGAGGACGCCGCCGACGTTGTCGAGGCCATGCGCTTGGAAATTGCCGGATTGCCGGACGCCTTCGACAAGTCTGTCGAGGCGCTCAGGTTTTCGGCGATTGATAATTTGGAGCGAAAACTCCAGTCGTACTATATGGACCGAACGGCAGTCGGTATACCTCGCGCTGGCATCAAGGAGCAGTATGCGTTGACCGGCGCCGGGCAGAGGCCGGGGACGGGGTGGGGCTTCCTGTCGCGAGCAATGATGCAGTTCAAGGGGTATGGAGTTTCGTTTATCAACGAGGTGCTTGGCCGGTACGCACAGGAGGACAAGTTCTGGCGCGTGCTGCCGTCGCTGGTTAGGATTCCCCTTGGGGAGAAGATGCAGCTTGCGGGGCTAATAACCACGCTCACAGTCCTTGGGTATATGTCGCTGTCTACGAAAGCGCTACTCAAAGGCCGCACGCCACCTGAGATTTTTGACGACGAGAATAACCCGAACTTCCTGACGTTTGGCAAGGCCATGGTGCAGGGTGGAGGCTTCGGCCTGTACGGAGATTTCCTGTCGGCAACGTCGAACAGGTTCGGCGAGAGCTTTCTCGCGTCGGCTGGAGGGCCCATCGCTGGCGACGTTGAGAGCTTGGCGAAGATGATCGGGCAAACTGCGAGGTGGGCCAACGGCGGAGCGCCGCCTGACGATCAGGTCTGGAGCTTCCTGAAAGGCAATACCCCATTCATCAATCTATTTTACACCAGGGCGGCGCTCGACTACATGATCCTGTACGACGTGCAGGAAGCCTTGAGTCCCGGCTCGCTTCGGCGTATGGAGGACAACCTCAAGAGTGATAGCGGCGTTGAGTTCCTAGCGCCACCAAGCGAAGACCGCGTCAAGCTATTTACGGAGTGATGGATCATGTTCTCAAGCACAACTGCCAGGGCGGCGTACACCGGAAACGGGGCTACCACTTCGTTCTCGTTCCCTTATCTGTTTTACAACGATGCAGACTTGGCTGTATACAGGCGCGATCTTACGACGTTCTCAGAGACGCCGCTAACGCTCAACGCCGACTACACCGTGACCGGCAAGGGAAACCCCGGTGGTGGCAACGTGGTATTTGCCATCGCACCAACGGCGAACCAGCGCATCGTGATCGCTCGCGGGCAAGCGTTGACGCAGGGTACGGACCTCGTCGCGTATGACAGCCTGCCAGCCGACACGGTGGAGCAAACTCTCGACCAGCTTGTGATGGCGTTGCAGCGCGTCAACGAGCGCGTTGACCGTGCGCTACTCCTGCCGATCACTGGCCTGCTGGCAAACCAAGAACTGCCAGAGCCGAAAGTGACGAACGCCGGTTTCTATCTTGGGATAGACGCGGGCGGAACTGCATACGAGCTTAAAGCCGCGATCACGTCGCTCGTTGGCGTCACGGTGTCGGCGTTCATCCTGACGCTGCTTGACGATGCCGACGCCGCCACAGCGCGCGCGACATTGGATGCTGAGCGGATCATCAACAACCTTACGACCGACACGACCGGCGCCGCGCATACAGACTTCATTCCGTTCGCCGACGCGAGCGAGGGTTTCGCGTCGAACAAGATGCTCGTGTCCACGATGTTCACAAACGCGATTGCAAACTCAACCGACACGACACCCGCGCTGGCGACAGACTACGAAGTAATGGCGCGAAAGCTGTCGGACGGATCGCTGCACAAGATGCTGCTCAGCGAGCTTGGTATCGGTAAGAACACGATAGGTATACCTGCCGGGGCTATGTGGGCGAGAACCACCAATGGCGCGGCTGCTGGAACCGTTGAGCTTGCGACGAACCGTGTCATGGTCAAGAGCTACGACTTCGACGCTACAACGCAAGAGCATATTCAGTTTCAGTTCCCAGCACCGAAGGGCTCTGCGGAGACGACACTCACAGCCGTATTCGTTTGGTCCCACGCCGCGACAGCAACAAACTTTGGTGTGCGCTGGGGCGCGCAGCTTCTCGCCCTTGGTGACAACGAGGCACAAGATCAAGCCTTCGGCACTGGCGTTGAGGTCACAGATACGGGTGGTACCACGAACAACTTATACAGGAGCCCGGAGACGACGGCGATAACGCCGTCAAACTCGTTCGCTGAGGGCGACATCTTGACGCTTCAGGTGTACAGGGCTGCCGCAAACGGCGCCGACACCATGACGATAGACGCGCGGTTGCAGGGTGTCATTCTGTTCTACACCACCAACGCAAACGTAGACGACTAATGCTTAGCGTCACGCAACTTGCAGGGCTTGGAGGCGCGCGCGACACGCATTTCTTGTATGACATAATCACCCGCCAGGGCCTCTTGTCTTCTGCGCTTTCGTGTCTCGACGCAGCCGACCCGCTGAGCTACACTTCGGGGCAAACAATCGTAGACCGCGTCGGAGGGAACAACCACTTCCTAGGGTCAACGTCCGGCGCTGACGCAACCGACCCGGCCCTTGTTGGCCCTGCCGGGGACGCCGGAGCGTACTTCAGCACCGATGGCACGGACTTTTTTATCAGAACGGCAGCCCAGACGTTCGACGCAAACTGGCACAAAGACAACGGCGCGTTCACGCTTGTCGTGCTGTACTACCCGCTCGTCACTAAGTCTTCATTCACAGAATTGTGGGCAAATCGCATACCCGGAGCAAGCAACGCTGGGGTGCTTCTTAGGGTGAATGTGACCACCGGACTTCTATCTTTGCGGCGGTCTGTCACGACTACAACGACTGCTACTGACAACTCTTCAGCGGCCCCAGTCGGCGGGGCGTGGAATTTCCTAGCGGCTGGGTGGGATGACGCATCATCCTTGGTTCGGATGCAAATAAACGCCACGCACGAAAGCCAAGCCGGAACGCCGTCTACTGACACTGACCCGGTTTCTGGCGTGCAATACCAGATGGCCGACGGCGCTGGCGTAACATCATGGGAGTCTGGAGAGCGGTGGGCTGGTATGATGGCGTTTAACCGCCTACTGACAGAATCAGAGATGTTAAATCTACGCAACGCAGTCGCATCCACACGACCTGGATACGCCTAACATGAACGGAGGTTGGCGTGATTGAAGGACAAAGTAAACTCTTGCATCTTACCCCGCTGCTTGCGCTGGTGATCGAGAGGGCCTGTCGCGAGAGTGCGATGGATGTGATTATCACCGAAACGGTCAGAACCGTGGAGAGGCAGCGTATACTTGTGCGTCAAGGCGCAAGCCGAACGCTACGCTCGAAACATCTTCAGCAGTTGGATGGGTTCTCTCATGCGGTAGACGTTGCATTTCGCATCGACGGTGAAGTGCGCTTCGATTGGCCGCTGTATTTTAAGTTCGCCGATTTCGTGCGCAAGGAAGCCCGCAAGCAAGGGTTGCGTGTGACGTGGGGTGCGATCTGGGATACGCCGTTAAACGAAGTTAACGGGGACTTACAGGCCGCTCACGCGGCATACGTCGCCAGGTTCCAGGCAAAGAAGGGCCGCAAGCCCCTTGCCGACGGGCCGCACTTCCAGCTAGGGTAGTCATTCGGAGGTGTCTCATGGACATGAAGCAAATGGTGACGTGGCTGCTCGGGCTCGACATCGTCAAGGGCTCGGGGACTTACGTGATCGGTGGGTTGATGATCCTGTGCGGTGTGGTCGGCTCAGCCCTTGGCCTGGTTGACCCTGTGACGGGCACCGGCTGGATCGCTGGAGGGTACGGCCTGATCCGCGCCAGGGCGCCAACGGCGGCCCTGGAGGTCAAGGTAGCGGAGCTTGAGAAGGCCGCGCAGCCGTGATGGCCTGGGTCATCAAGCTCGCTGGGCCGCTGTTGACGGTCGTGGCGCTTGTCTCTGCCGGGCTCTACCTTGGTCACATCCGCGAGCGGGCCCACGCGGCTGACCAGGCGGAGGCAGATTTGAAGTTGTCGCGCGCAGCGTTGACCGGCCTCGCCGTGAAGAACCGCGAGGCCAACGCCGCGCGCGTTGCTGCTCAGCAGTCGATTGCAATGATGGAGGTGGAACTTGAAGAAGCTCACAACCGGCGCGTCTCGCCAAAGATCGTTCGCCAGCTTATTCCTGATGGCACTAGCTGCCTTAGCGACGGTGCTCTCAGGATGCTCAACGATGCCGCCGCCGATTCAAACCGCGCAGTGCGAGCAGCCGCCGACGGGGTGGCTGTCCCCGCCAAGTGACATGGAAACAGTCGCCGACAAGGACGCGGCGTCCGTATACGTTTCGTATCTCAACCTGATGCAACTTCGAACGCACGACGCCGTCAGGCTGGCAAGTCTTCAAAGGTGGATTCAGGGGCCTCACTGCTTGTCGGCAGGTCTGGAAGCTGTGGTGGCGGATGATCCTCTGCCGATGGGATTTCGTGAAGCTCAGTCATCGTCGCAAGAAGCTGAAGCCCAGCCGACAGCAGAGCCAGCGGCAGAACCTCTCCCCATCCGTGAGACATTGATGTTCCGACATCGGTTGTCTTCGAGCAGTATGCATCATATTTCCAGCCTCGATGGTCTTCAGCCCCCTCGATTATGGCAATTTCGACGCGGTATGGGTACGGGATTAGCTTCGAGATAAACTCGATTGCCGCGTCAGTGTCGTAGTCGGCGCGCGGCCAGAACCTTGCGCCCGTGTGCGGGCTGCGCTTGTCGTGGGTGTCTAGGTTGTAGATCACAAGCATCTCGCCGCCACTGTCGCACGGCTCCCACCTCGCGGACCACGCGTCGAATGGAGTAGTCAGCGAGCAGATTTCGGCGAAGACTTCGTCGCCGAGTGGAGATTTCCCGCGCTGGCACATATTGGCGATGTCGCGCAATCGGTCTACAGGTAGTCTTGCCATTGGACAGCCTCGTGTGAATGTTCCCGGCAGGCGCAGCGCCTGCCGGGGTGAACGTACAGGGCGCTCTATTCCGGTACGTTCGAAAGTCCGCGAAACGACCCGCGACGAGCCTCGCCTTTGCGGAACGGCTTCACGTTGCCGTACCACTGCGGGCGCTGAAACGGCGCGAATACCACAAGATGATATTCGACTCCGCCGTCAACGTCCTCGACCTGACCGACGAACGCCAGATACTCGCGCATCCCGTTGGCGTTGCCGGTCGAAGTCTCTGGGGTGTAGAGAACCACCTCGCCTAGTGTAAACTTCGGCGAGGTGCCTGAGAGTTTCAATTTTCCTTCAGAAGACAATTTTCACCTCTACTTGAATTTAGCCGACGCGGATTTGCGGGCGGCCTCCCAAACGGTCGCGAGGACCGGATGCGGTTTAAGTTGCTGAGACATCTTCTCGTTCATCAACTCGATTGCTTTGACGCTCGTGAGTTCGGCGATGCCGATGAAGCGAGCTTCCATCCACTTTTTCTGAGCGTCGCTGACCTTGCCTTCGGCGACTGCCTTAGCAAGAAGCTCATCGGCGGTAGCCTCGGTCGTCGCTGGCTCGTCGTCGTCGGGGATCGTGGTGACAACGGCGTCTTCAATCTCCGGCTTCGCTGCTGGTTTTTTCTCCACTGGGGATTCAATATCAAGTGTTGCCTGCCCGGCTACCTCAAGCGCCCGTTTCTCATCAGCCGCCTCGCGCGCCTCATCCGCTTCGATTTCTGCGCGCGTCCTGCGCTTGCGGGTCTTTGGTTCATCGGGCGCAGGCTGCGGCTCGAAGGTGGCGCCATTGCCAGGCATGATTTTGTTGGGCTGAGCTAGCGCGTCGATCACGGTCACGACGCGGGCCTTGTCGGTAACATCTACGACCTCGCGCTCCTCAACCTCGTCGGCGCCGCCAGAGACGCCGAGAAGTATCTCAGGCATCCACAGGCGAGCCCACTGACGGGCGCCGCGATATGCGAGCATCTGATCTGGGTCTTTCGCCCAGGCGCCATTGTCGGTCTTCCAACGACTGACAAACCCCTCAATCTTTTTGTCCCTACCGTCAACCTTGGCCGACACCTCTATCTTGCGATCCCCGCCGACCGTTGAATACGCGAAGTCTAAGGTGCCCTCTCCGCGCGATTTCAGCGCTGAGTTTATGATGGCCGCGACTAGCTTTCCTTCGTAGCCGACCTTGCCCTTGTGTACGAAAGAGTGCTGCGCGCATACGAGCGGGTCGATGTTCCAGCGCATCGCCTGAGCCGTCAGGAGAAGGCAGTCGGCAGGCTTCCCCTGAAGGTGAGCCGGAACGAGACTTGACTGCGATAGCGCGACGGCGACGCGGTTGAGTTGCTCGAACACGCCGGTATCTAGGTACATCGCCCTCGGGTCAGCGCTGTCGAAGCTCACGGGTATACGCTCGCGCCTGACCTCGGTTGAAACTGCGCCTCCTGCTTGCACGTCGCTCATTTTCCACTCTCCTTGTTTTCGATCCAGGCCGGGATACCAAACTGGACGGGTTTCGTAAAGTATCCAGGCCACGCCTCGTCGCGCGGCTTACCGGACAGGTGCGCTGGCAGGCACTCTGCCAGCAACTTGATGCCACGTTTCAATCGAGCGCGGCCAATTTCTAGGTGCTTTTCGGAGCAAATGTATACCTGTGTGATGTAGGGCTTTGATTTTTCCTGAACGACATGCCCAACAGGGATCGTCACGCCGAAAGCTCTACGCAAGCCTTCATCCAGGACCGCTGCCTGCACGTCGTAGCCGTACTCGAAGAACGCGCGCTGCCAGTCGTCAGGGTGCGCGCTCTCTGCCGTCTTGTACTCAAGGGCGGGATGGCTTCCGTCTCGCGTGTTCGGCGTCCAGTCTGGGCGCGACTTGAACATGATCGGCGGGAGTTCTTTGGGCCAGACGCCTTGGCTTGGCTTCCAGATCAGCGTTAGCTCCGCCTCGCCGTCGGAAAAGGCCCTTGCTGTCATCGGCGTAGACCGCAGCGCCGCGCACATGGCATTGACCGTCTCAAGCTCTTTTGGCTTGATGACGGTCTTACCAGCCGCGATTACATCGCGCCACCCCTTCGACTCGTCAGTCCGAAATTCCGCGAACGGCGAGATTGCGAACTTCTCATCGAAATACTTTTCGCCGAGCATCATGTGGTGCGCGGCGCGTCCGAACGACAGCGCCGCCGAGTCCGGGCGCGCGTACTCGTTATTCAGCCAATGACCCTCATAGAAATGCGCAGGGCACTCCAGAGCGAGCGCCTTGAAGTCGGACGAGGAGAAGGACGGCACCTCAGCGCAATCGCTGTGATAGGTGCTGTCCTTCAGGTTTCGGTAGACGCCAGCGGCGAGCTTCGCTGCCATGTCAGAGCCCGGAACAGAACATATTGAGCAGCGCCGACACCGTCATCTTGCGCGCCTTGGCGGCGGCCTTCACCTTCGCTGCCGTCTCCGGCAAGACGCGGGTGTGCAGAACAACGGTCTTGTAAGTGCGCTTGCCTGTTTTGACGGATGCCGGGGTCTTCGACCTCGCCTTTTTCTCCACGGGGAGAGGCGGCACCTTGACCGACCTAACCTTCGTGGCGGGCTTGGCTTTTGCTTTAGATTTTGCCATTGTAGCTGGAACCTTTCTTTGTGGTGAGCGTCTTTCGCGGCACCGTATACGACAACTTGCGGACATTCAACACCTAATTCATTGAAATATAACTAATGCCGTGGTAGACCTCAAATCATGCAACTGCGACCGTACCAAAGTAACGACCTGGAAAGTATACGATCCGAGCTAAAGGCTGGCGTCAAGCGCGTTCTGTACCGCCTTCCGACGGGCGGCGGCAAGACCGTCGTCGCGGCCTTTATGTTCTCATCGGCTGCGAAGCGCGGAATGACGGCGTGGTTCATATGCCACAGGCGAGAGCTTATCAAACAGACGAGCCGGACGTTCAAGGATGCGGGTATCTCGCACGGCATCGTCGGGGCCGGGTTCCCGTTTCAACCCAAAGAGACGATTCAGATATGCGGCGTGCAGACGCTTGTCAACCGTATGTCGAAGATGCCCAAGCCGAGCATGAGGGTTTGGGACGAATGTCACCATTGCGCCGCGACGACGTGGAAGCGGATTCACGAAGCGCATGACTGCATCGACATCGGCGTGACTGCAACGCCCGAGCGTCTCGACGGCAAGGGGCTTGGGCCTTACTTCGACGTGATGGTGGAGGGCCCTTCGGTCGCTGAGCTTATCTCTCAGGGCTACCTGTCTCCGTACAGGATGTTCGCCCCGCGCAACGTGGTTGACGTGTCGGCCATCAAGAACCTTGGTGGTGATTTCAACCAGGGGCAACTTGCGAAAGTTGTAGACAAGCCGTCGATAACTGGCGACGCCATAGAGCACTATAAGAGGCTCGCTAACGGCAAGCGGGCAATTGCCTTCTGTGTCTCAGTCGATCACGCGAAGCACGTTCGGGACAGCTTCATCGCCGCAGGTGTTGCCGCGACGCACATAGACGGCACGATGGATGTCTTTAAGCGTGACATGGCGCTGCGGCAGTTCGCCTCCGGCGAAAAGCTTCTTCTTACCAGTGTAGACATTGTTAGCGAGGGGTTCGACCTACCCCAACTTGAAGTCGCGATTTGCCTCCGACCGACGCAATCGCTCTCCCTATACCTACAGCAAGTCGGGCGTGCGCTGCGCCCCTTTCCCGGCAAAGAATACGCCGTGATCCTAGACCACGCGGGGAATGCGGGACGGCACGGTCTACCTGACGACGACCATGAGTGGTCATTGGACGGGAGGCCGAAGAAGGCGCGTAAGACTGAGGAGGAGGCCACGAAGACGTGCCCGTCGTGCTGGCGCATCGTTCGCGGCGTTCTTCGCGTGTGTCCAGGCTGCGGCTTCGTGTGGGTTCCAAAGCCGCGCGAGATTGAGCATCGTGACGGTGATCTGGTTGAGCTAAAGCGAGGCGAGGCTGTGGCGGCGCGTGTGGAGACTCAGAAAGCGCGCGACCGTGAGGCGCTGGAGCAGATCGCCAGGCTTCGCGGCTACAAAAAAGGGTGGGTTGACATGATGGTGGCTTCGCGAGAGGTTAAGCGCGCGATGGGCAGGCCGGTCGATATTTTTGGAGGGGTATGATGTGACAATCCTCAAGCTCTACTGCGACGCAAGTCATAACCCGCGAACGATGGTTGGCGCTTATGGGTGCGTGATCGAGTGCGGCGGAGCGCTGCGCAGGTTCAGCGATGCCTTCGCGGGCGAGACGGAGTGCCCCACGCAGGCCGAAGTTCGCGGCGCCGTCGCGGGGCTCAACCAGGCGCTCAAACATTTCCCACTTTGCAGTAGCGTCGAGGTATACATGGATTCTAAACCGGCCATGCGTATGCTCACAATGGAAAGTTGGTTCTGGACTCGCGACAAATACAAAGCCAACGTCCTTACTTTCAACGCGCTGCTGGACGGTAGGGATGTTTCGTTTACACACGTGCGCTCACACCAAGGGAGTTTAAGCCATGACACGCGCAGGAACGAAGAGTGCGACAGGGCATCAAAAGAAGCCCGCAGAAAAGCCGAAACGCGACGCGGCGTCGGAAGGACTGACGCACGGTGCTTTGAAGGCTAAGGTGCTGATGGCGCTTAGCGCGCTTAGTTCAACGCTGGTGTTCAATACGCCGACAGGGTTCGGGCTCACGCCGGACGGCAAGAGGGGGATAAGCTTCGGGAAGAAGGGCCTCGCTGACATCGTCGGCGTTAGTTGCGGCATTGCGATTGCTGTCGAGTGTAAGGTCGGGCGCGACAAGCTGTCAGAGGCGCAGATTTCGTTTCGGAGCAACTGGGAGCGCTGCGGTGGCGTGTTCGTTGAGGCTCGCGACGTGAGGTCTTGCGTCGAAGATTTAATCTGGGAGGTCGATCTTCGCATGGTCGATCTTCGCGTTAGCTCGCTGGTCCCTGTGTGATGTCAGACCGCGCAGCCCGTATACGGGAGCGCGTCAGCATTGTCGAGGTCATCGGAGACGTTACCGCGCTGAAGCGGAAGGGCTCTGTTTTCTTCGGGTGTTGCCCGTTCCACAACGAAAAGACTCCATCGCTTGCGGTGGATGAGGCGAAGCAACTCTACCATTGCCACGGGTGCGGGGCCGGTGGCGATGTCATCCGCTTTGTCGAGAAGCATTATAACATGACGTTCAACGCGGCGCTGGACTTCCTTGGCGCCGACAAAGACGCGCGGCCACAGGCACCGTTCAACAGATCGGCCTCAGTCCCCGTGGCGTCGTGGGTTTCGACGGACCCGCCACGCGCCGCCTTCGCCGACGAGATAGGCGAGTGCGACAACGTGTGGGTATACAAATCACCGACCGGGGCGCCGCTGTTCTACATTCGCCGCAAGAACCGGGCGGGGGGCAAGAAGGATTATTTGCCGCTGTCATGGGGCACCCTGGACGGCAATGAGGGCTACCACCAGAAACACTACCGGACGCCGCGCCCGCTGTACAACCTGGACCGGCTGGCGCGCATGAACGACCGCGAGGTGATCGTAGTCGAAGGGGAGAAGGCGGCGGACGCTGCGGCAAGGCTTTTCCCTGGGTCCGTGGCGACGACATGGCCGGGCGGCGCGTCGTCCGGCAGCAAGGCCGACTGGTCGCCTCTGGCTGGCCGTACAGTGCTCCTGTGGCCCGACGCGGACGCGCCTGGCGTCAAGGCTATGGACGAAATCGCAGGGCTCCTGCTTGATCTGGGGGCCAAGGTCCGCCAGGCCAAGGTCCTCGACATGCGGTCGGGCTGGGACGCCGCCGACGCGGAGGCTGACGGCTGGGACAATGCCAAGGTCGGCGCCTGGCTGGGAACCTGCACCGAAGACCTGAAACCGATCCCGGTGTTCGACCCTCCACCGCCCGACCCGGAGCCGGAGCCGTGGCTCGACCATGTGCCGCCAGCCGGGCAGATCATCAAGGCCCTGCCGGTCGATCCACAGAGCATCGTCAATGGCTCGCGCGAGTACCCAGATTGGATGGCCGGACTCCCGAACATCACCAAGTCCGGGCACCCGATAGGCAACGAAGCGAACGCGCGTTACTGCATCGAGAGTGACCCCACCCTAAAGAGCCGGATTGTATACGACGAATTTCACCGAATAATTTCCGTCGTCGCGCCGCTGCCTTGGGATAGCGGGGGCAAATATCCGAGGCCGTGGCTTGATCTGGACGATGCTGAGGCTGCTATGCACTTCCAACGCCTTAACGTGCCCCTTAAAATATCCCAAGTCGCGGTCGCCGCCGCCGTCGTTGCTTACGACAACAAGGTTCATCCGGTTCGCTCGTACCTGGAGGGGTTGGCGTGGGACGGCGTCGAGCGTCTCAACTTGTTGCTGACTGACTACGTCCGCGCTGGCGTCGAGTGGCACCCTGACGTTGAGGAGTACAGGCGTCAGGTTGGGCGCAAGTGGATGGTTCAGGCGATAGCCCGTATCATGCAGCCCGGATGTCAGGCCGACGCGACGCTTGTCCTTGAAGGCATTCAGGGCTTGGGAAAATCTTCGATGTTTAGAGCCCTTGGTGGGGTATGGTATACCGACGACATGCCAGCACTCGGAACGAAAGACGCCAGCGATAGCGTCACGTCGGCGTGGATCATCGAACTTTCCGAGCTTTCGGCGATGCGTAAGTCGGACGTTGAGAGCGTGAAGTCCTTCCTGACGCGGCGCGTAGACCGCTTCAGGCCCCCATACGGACGCAAGACCGTGGAGTTCCCGCGACAAGCCGTGTTCTGCGCTACATGCAACGACGCGGAGTGGCTTGAAGACAGAACCGGAGGTAGGCGCTTCTATCCGATTGCCGCCTCAGAGGTAGACGTTCTGGCGATACAGCGCGACCGCGATCAGTTGTGGGCCGAGGCCATGACCGCATATGAAAGCGGTGAGGTCTGGTACATCACGGACGTAGTGGTCAACGAGGTCGCAAAGAGTGAGCAGAAAGATCGTATGTCGGATGACCCTTGGAGGCATTCTCTGACAGAGCTTATGTACCAGGATCGCATCTCGATGAACGATGCCCTTACCGCCGTCGGGATGCCTGGTAAGGACCGCTCACCGATCCACACAAAGCGTATAGCCCGCATCTTGGTAGACGCGGGCTATATTAGGCGGCGCAGCACGACAGAGAGATATTACGAGAGAGGGTGAGCCCACGGCGCCCGGTAGAATTTTGCACCGCCGATCTTGGCAACGAGCGGGTACTTGGTGGCCCATGACGGTACGCGACCGGCTGGCATCATCGAGGCCGGGTGATAGTAGTGTGTCGCTCCGTGCGTGAGTTTGATAGGCTTTCCAGCGAAGCGATAATTGATGTGAAGCTCCACGATCCAGCGGATTGATTTGTACTTAGGATCGCGGGCGACGCCAGGGCGCGACGCGATTTTGTACGACGGGTCGCGTTCGTTCCAGCACGAAAATGCGTGAAGCCCCTTAACGTGATAATGCACAACGTCCGAGAGTGTGTCTCCCCAAGAGCCGCTCTCGAAGCGGTTATAGATCACGTCGGTCACGGCTGCAACTTCGGCGGGGTTGTCAACGCCGCGAACTTCGCCGATCACGGTCGCAACCACGTCGTCTATCTGGGCTGGGGTGATGTACGTCTCCGCATCGTGGGCAGAGAGCGGAAGCACAACGCAAGCCCCGTCGATACAGTCTTCGTAGTATACGCGAAGCAAATCGTTGACGAAGTAGAGCGATCCCATGCTGACGGCGATGGTGGCCGGAAGTGCGAGGTGCTTAATCACGGCGCTTTGCCTCCGATACGTCGTTTTCGAGGTTCATTATTCGGTGCTCCATCTCAACGATTTTGCGCCTGGACGCGCCGAGGCCCTCGCGCGCGCCCTGCTCAGAGCGCCTTAGCTGCTCATAGTTCGCGCGGATGTATTCAAGATCGGGGATAAGCGGGTCGCGGCACGCCATGCCGCACGATGGGCACTCGCCAAGCGGTAGCTGCATCCCCGGAATTAGCTGGACGGTCGCGTCACGGCAATCTGCCGGTGTGCCGCTCCATTCGCAGTTTGTGCACTCGGCGTTCTGGGCACTTATGCTCGAATTGAGCACAAGGGTCACCGACTCGCCGAACCGAATTTCTTTTGTCATCGCTCAAGCCCCTTCACCGGTTGGAAAAAAATAGGCTCGCGAGTCTACCTCACGAGCCCTTAACAGTCTATGCCTTGGCTTGGTTAGCGCGGGGATGGCGTGACGAATCCCCCATTCTTCAGCCGCGCCTCAATCTGGCACGCCTCGTTTTCGGCTTCGCGCGCCACGTAGCGCAACAGGATCGCGCGGAACTCCTCGCCGCTGAGCGTCGCGAGAAACGCGCGAGCGTGCCGCCCGTCGTTTTCGATGCCGAGTCGGGTTCGGAGTACGCGCATTGACGCAAGCTGCGCCTGGTATACGCAATCGTCACTAACGACGGTCGTCAGAGGGAGAACGTCGTCTTTTTTGGATGTCGTTTTGAACATGCAAAGCCTCCTATGTGGGCGCCCAAAAAAAACGGGCCAGCGCAGTATACGCCAGCCCGGTTTACCAAGTCAATAACGAGCGGCCTACGCCTGAATCGCGGCGCATTTCTGGCAACGCACGCCAGCATCAACGGCGGCGGCTCGCACAAAATCGAACGAGCCGACGGTGTTGCCGTTGGCGTCGGTCAGTTTTGCCTCGCCTTCGGTGATGCCGGTGTCCTGCATCACGTCCACGTTGTCGGCGGCGTAGCGCAGGATGCGCGCAATTTCCGCCGATGGAGAGTTCACGAAAGCGTCGTTGTCGGTGTCAATTTCAAGTCTCCATTTCATTTTGCATACTCCGAAAGCCCCGGAATGGAGCGGGGAGGGCAGGTTTTAAGCCTGCCCTCTGGCGCTTTATTCCTGCTCGGGCGTCGTCCAGATCGCATCGCCTACAATTTGCATCATGCCATAATTAAGCGCGCTACTAGGGTCCATACCCTCAGCGATGCAGTAGCGCTCCCATTCACGTTGCATCAAGATTGACGCTCTTGCGTTTAAGGGGGCCTCTTTGCAGTGGCCCTCCTCATCAACCCAGATGTCCCCGAAGAACCCTTCGGGCATGGCCAGCCGCTCAATGTAGCCGCCGACCGTTTTTTGAAGCTCGGCAAGCGGCGGAACTCCGTCGCAGTTTTGCCAAATCATCGTGCCGTCGCATTTCATTATGATTGCAGGCATGTGTCTACCTCCTATCGTTGAGATGTGCGGAGAATAACAAAATTCTCCACGGTTTGCAATTCGTAGGCGCGCGCGCAAGCCATGCTCCGCGCCTCCGTCGTCAGGTAAGCCCCTGCCATGATCGTAACGGCAAAGGTGGCGCCACAAACGAGCGCGAGTGTATACGCTTTCATAGTTCCTCCATCCCTGCTGAGCGCAGGCCAGGGCGCCAGGCGTTCAAGCCCCTGGCGCCCGTGGGCTATGCTCAATCGGTCGGCCCGCCTGCGGTTTCCCATCCGAACGGCGCCTTTTCGCGCACGGTCCCGGCCTCGCAAGCCTTGCGATACTCCGAGGGCCCCTCCGATTGCTCAAATGGGCCGTGCAAGTGCCCGTCGACCATAAAGTACCAGTCCCGCCCTTGTCGGGTCTGCACTAGGAACGGGGGGCGCGTTGTGCCGTGTTTCATGTTTAGGCCTTTCTTTGTTTGCTTCAGATCGAAGCGGGGGCGGCACGGGCGAGCGTGCCGCCTGGCGCTTAGGTCGTTGGCGTGAGCCTGTCCACGGTGTCGGCGGCCTCGCTAAGCGCGCCTATCATGCGCTCCGTGGTGTCGAGGCGGGATTGATACAACCCGGCCTTAGCGTCCCAGGTCTTAGCCTTGGCGCCAAGGCCTCGGCCACGGGCCATTGATGCCTCGGCCCTTGCGCATAGCAGTTCGGTGCGGAGACGCGCGGCGTTGATTCGCAAGCCATCTGCCATGGCTCGCCAGTCTTTCGTGGTGGTGGTCATTGTGTGCGCTCCTCTTTCGCTTCGATCTGGGTTAGGGTTTTTGTTATCCACGCTTGCGCCGCTGATTGTGAGAGAACTTCGTGAGGTACACAGCAAACAAAATCAAAGCCTGCCGTGTCCTGCATCGTCGGCGCCGCTGTTACTGTCCTAGACGAGCCGGTGTCGAGCACGGCGCGCGCGTGCGTTGCGGCGTGCGGCAATAGTATGCCGCGAAAAAGCAGCGGCGAGGCTATGAGGCTCGCGGCCTTGTGCGTGTCGAGCGGCTGGCCTACCGCTTTAATCGTCACGTCTACGCTGTGCTCCGGGCCGGTTTCGCCACCCGATAAGATAAGCAAACTACGCCGCACGGCGCGGACCTCGACGGCAAAGCCTGCGCCGTCTAGCGCTGCCGCCAAGGCCAGGCCAGCCGCGCCGCGCCATGCAAGCGCCTCGGCCCTTAGGTCACTAACGCCACCGACAAAAACTCCTATCAACACGCGGGCCACGTTCGGCGTTACCGTGCGGGCCGCGCGTGTCCAGGCGGTTTCTAGGTGGCCTGTCCAAACGCGGGACATATCCACTTCGTCGCCGTGGTCGCCGCGCACTGGCTTGCGGCGTATACTTACAGGCGTTGGCGCTTCGAGTTTTTCGGCGAGGCGCTCAAGTCGCGCAACGCCTGCCGGGAATAGCGGCTCAGAAAACGCCCTTCGAGCGTCGGCTGTGCCTGCGATGTTTTTGCGGTCGTTGCAGTACCATCCATCCCCCTCGACCCGCCGCCAGTCCTGCAGGCGCAAGTTTGCCGCGACGTGCGGCGCCTGGAAAGCTTCGGCCAATAGAGTGTCGAGGCTTTCGTATCTCCAATAGGTTTGTTGCTTTCCCATGATCTACGCTCCTACTTTCGAGCGTTCGTCGGCTGACCATGCCGCAAGCTCATCGGCAAAGGCTTCGCGCATTGGGATGCCTGCGCGCGTCGCCATATCAACGCGCACGATCATGCGTGTAGACAACACCCTGCGAAGCTTCGCGGCCTGAGCGAGCGAGCGCATGCGCTGGACCTTCTCCACTATTTCGGAGTTTTCGCACACGGCACGCTCTAAGTCCGTGTCGTAGTCAACGGCGACGCGATAGAACCGATCAAGCGTCGCCGCATCCAAGGCCGCGCGCCCTACATACTGAGTATCGGCGCCGGTTCCCCATGTGTTAGCCGCTGCAAGAATGATCGTCTCCGCGTGGCGTTCTACGCGGGTATCGAGGCCGGATGCCGCGCGAGCTTCGATTTCAACGCCACCATTAGCCAAGGCCGCGTTGATAACGAGAAGTAAGTTGCTGTCCGCTGCGTCGATTTCGTCCAGCAAGATAACCCCGCCGTTCGCGTAGGCTTTCATAAATGGGCTCTCGACGTATACAAAGGCGCCGCCTGCGCCCATTGGCAACAAGCGCCCTAATAGCTGCGCCTCGGACATCCCAGCGCTACAGCTAATCACTGTAAGCGGGCGCTCGTGCGCCTGAGATACTGATTTGGCCAATACGGTTTTACCGCAACCCGCTGGGCCCACCATCAACACATTTAAGCCGCGCTGGCCTGCGAGCTTGATGATTTTGCCAGCTTGCTTGTGGTGTATACCTGAGAGGGCGCGGGGTTCCTTGCCCTTTTCGATGACTACAACCTGACCAGGTGCTGTGGCCTGAGCGGTTGCGGCTGGCGTAAAGCTTGCCATTGCCTCGGCCACGGCCTCGCGAATGAGGTCGTGCAGGTTGCCACCCAGTAGCGGCGCCAGCGCTGCCGCCAAGCCTGCGAGGGCGTCGGATGCCTTCCCGTTGGCCGGTGCGCTGTGGGCGTGCGTCGCGCGGATCGCCTGAACCTTCGCGGCGTTGGCAAGGCGCGTTTCTTCGTCAATCGCGGACTGTGTCGCGTGCATGGCCTGGCTCATATTCTGAGTGGCGGCTGGCTCTGGGTCGATCAGCAACGCCGGGACCGGCGCGGGCTTCGGCTTCCTCGGCCTGGCGCCAGTGCTGACAACGGACGTATACCCCGCCGAACCGTCGCCAAGGCGTGCGCGGAGGAACTTCAGCGAGTTCTTAGCGTGGCGCGGTGTGCGGCCAAGCGATAGGAAGTGGGCATAGATTGCGTCATCACTCCACGGGGCGATAGCTTTCCACGGGAGGGCGTCGGGGTGTTTCGGTTCTCTGGCGGTTGTCATGTTCTGGGTGTCCTATTCCTAGGGGTTTCTGGGCACAATTGCCCCGTCGGCCACGGCGGTTCGCCGTGGCCTGCAATAGTGTGTATACGCGCAGCGAGTTAAAATCACATTAACTCGCCGTAACGATTATCACAGGTTTACGTTCGTTTTAAGTTTCACATGTGGTTTTGTGATTTGCTTTAAGTTTCACATGCAGCTTTGTGGTTTAAGGTTCGCTATAACGGCGGTACCAGGCGTCGAGCATGACGCTTGTGAAGTGTCATAGAGGTCGGGCAGTGTCATAGCTAAGTGCTTGATGACGCTGCATAATGACACTATGACACTATATGACACTTAAATTTTAATATATATACGGGAATAGGGGTTATGCTCTATGTGAGCATATAGCGTTAACCATATACCAGACGCCCCTATAGAGGTGCTACTACACGAAAGTCTTTCGACTTTTTTCGATTCTAGTGTCATAGCGTCATTTATTGTTATATATCAATGGCTTAGCTGTGAGGGGCAAGTGTCATAGGTAGTGTCATTGACTCGGTTCTAGTGTCATTGGCGCAAATCCGCCATTTCGCCGATCCGGGCAACGTGTGCTAGCGTCGCGGCCTCAACAAGCGAGGCGTATACGTGGCCAACTCTCTAACGATCACACTGCCTGACTATCTAGGTATACCTATAGCCGCTGACGACGCTGAGCGGCTACTCGACGCAATCGCGGGCTCCGGCCTCAGCGCGGCCTGTGAGGCGCCAGGATCGCCGAGCAGGCGCACGGTACTGCGCTGGGCGCGCGAGGTGCCTTCGTTTCGTTCGGCGCTTGACGCCGCTGTGGGCGATTACGCTCAGCGCTTGCTTGATGAGGCCATTGAGGCCGCCGATAGTGCAGAGGACAAAGAGAGCGCGGCCTGCGCCAGGGTCAAGGCGGATGTACGGCTTAAGGTAGCTGCGATGATTGCGCCCCGTGTATACGGGCGCGATGCTGGCGCTGTGGATGTCGGGGGCGTGGTCGTGAACCTTATACGCCTAGCGGCACAAGGCATGAAAGGTATACACACGCTTGAGAGTGAGCCGCTAAAGCCCCAGACACGGGACGATTCAGCGTATACGCAACACGCTGCAAACGCTGAGCGCCTGGCGTTGGGCGGGACAGGCGTATACGCGGCGGACCCAGGGGTAGGCACGAATGGCTCGCGCGATACGGATGGGGGCGGGGCCCCAGCGACCCCGGTACCCCCTTTCTCGCCCGGACCCACGCATAATCCGGGGGTCCGCCCTAAAACCACGTATACACAAACCGCCGTTGACCGCATTACGATCACCGTGGAGGGAGGTCTCGAAGACGACGACCCAGATTTTTTCCGGGAAATTTCGGAGGGAGTCGGGCCTGGAGACTTGACGCCTGCGGCGCCGCATGAGATACCCGATCTGCCTGAGTAGGGTCCAACGCAGGGGTTTGCTTGCGAGGCGTGCGGGGGCCAGATAACCGCGTATACACGCAGGAGAAGAGAGGATGGAAGATGGTGCAGCGCTGAAGGAATCTCTGACGACGCGTCTTATGAGCGCGTCGGAGGCTGACCCGATTATTAGGTTTTTTTTGTTCACGCACCTGCCGCCTGATAAACTGAAGCCGATTTCCGAGGTGTTCGCGGCTACGGCGATGTTCGTTGTGGAATCCTTGCCGCGCAACGCCGAGCGCACGGTTGCGCTCAGGAAGCTCTTGGAGGCCAAGGACGCGGCGATTCGGGCGGCTCTGTAGTTTCCGCCGATCTGTATACGCTTTAGTAACGGGCTGTGCTGTAAGGTGCGGCCCGTTCTCACAAGCGAAGGAGTTAGCCGTGACCAGAAGGATTGAAGACCCGAACGTCGTCAGAGACGAGTTCCGTGGCGTTATTTCGAAGTCGGATTTGCACCACCCGAGAGCCCGCTGGTGTGTGAGCCGCAAGAGTGTGGTGGTCGGCCTGATCGAGGGCGGTGTCGTGACGGTCGCTCAGATGACCGAGCTATACGGCATATCCGCCGAGGAGCTTGCGCACTGGATGTTCATGCGCAAGAAATACGGCGAGCCTGGCTTGCGCATCTCCCGGTGCCAGGTTTATGCTGGCACTGCGAAGCCGGGTTGGCCGATTTCGGCGCAGCACAACAAACGAGTTTTTGCATGATTTTGTCTTGCACGCGCGAGGGGTGTATACAGGCCGCCGTTTATCAGGCCGGGCTTCGCGCGTGGTGTCAGGGGATGCCGAAGAACCCTGAAAACTCCTGCGAGTGTTTGTTCACGGTGTTCTCGTGCGTGATACACTCGCAGGAGCTTATCGAGCGCATGTACATGGAGGAAGCGGTCTGGATCGCGTTCTCGCGAAGGTTCAAGATCGTCAAGGGTGTGCCTCCGTCCTGGAGCACGTCGGAAGGTTTTTTACAGGAGATTGAAAGTGGCAAACGCACCTACAGCGACGATCCTCGCGCGCATTAGCGACGCACTGATAAAGGCGGCTGAAGTCGGTATGCAGGACGGGTTGACTGATGCGACTCGGGTTGGGCTTGGCGATGTTATATTGATCGTCGGAGATGTCAGAGCGCAGCTTCAGGCCGCGCTGGCGCTGCCTGCTAGTTCGCCGGACACGGTAGACGGCGCCCTTGACCGGGCTGCTGCATGGCTGACCAGGGGCATCGACGGTGAGGTCTGGGGCACGGTTCGTTTGCTCGCCGACGAGGTCACGCGGCTGCGCAAGTTCGAGCCGGTCGTAACGCAGATGGTCGCGCAGGAGAAGGCGTTCGCCGAGAACTGCGAGCGGGTTATGGCGGGCATGGACGTTGAGGCGAAGGCCCTGGCGAAGGCGCGTGTAGACGCGACGGCTGACGCAGATCGCTTGCGTGAGGTTCTTAACCGGATTGCAACGGACTACGATTACAGTCCGGCAGGTCAGGCTGCGAAGGCGGCGCTGGCGAAGTAGGCGCGTAGGTATACATAGGAGTGAGGGGTATGATTGGAGAGTTGAGCGCCGACCGGCTGGCGGAGTTGCGTGAGTCCGAGGATTTGCGCGCGAACGTATCAGAGTGGACGGTTGACGAGCTATTGTCCCACATCGACGCCCTGACCGCCCGCATCGCGGAACTGGAGAAGCCGGTCGGGGATGCGGATGTGTGGGCGATGTCGTCGCAGATCGCCCGCCTTAATTCGTTTGGCGAACGCATGAATGCCGATGGCGAGCGAGCATCTGCAATGCTGTTGACGCTCGCCCGCGAGAACGCCGCGCTGAAGGTGGAGCGCGATGCAGCACTAGTTGAGGCATACGCCTTACGGGAGGGAGTGCAGGGATGAGCCGCCAACCCACAAACGAAGTCGAGGATTGGGTACACAGCGATGGTGCGGAGCCGCCATCTTGGGTTATCCGTGACCACATCCTCGCACTCGAAGCCAAGCTGGCGGAAGCCGTGGCGGCTCTGGAGAATGCGCGGCGGGATGCGCTGGAACAGGCGGCGAAGCTATTTGACGGTTCGCGCGCGTTCTCAAATGGCGAGCGGCTAATGCTGGAGCAGTGTGCCGCAGCCATCCGCGCCCTCGCACAGCCGAAGGGAGCGCAGCCATGACCACCCCGCACGACGCGCTGATTGAGAAGATGGTCATAGCGTATGAGGCCGTGCCTGTTGTGCCATACAGGGCGCATGGCATTGCAGCCATGCGCGCCGCTCTCGCTGTCGTCCTCGCCCACTACAGCGACGCGGAACTGACGAGGCCGGTCGATAATGTGGAGGTCGAAGCGCTTTCCGAGCGGCTCACCGCTGAGCTAATTCTAGGATTCGGCGGAAGCGCTAAGGCGATCACAGATGTCGCCGTCGCCATGAAGGTCGTCCTTCTCCGCCTCGCTCGCGAGAACGCCGCGCTGAAGGTGGAGCGGGATACATGCAATATCACCGCGAACGCTATGACGGAAAGCTGGCGGGAGGCCAACGCCCGCGCCAACGCCGCAGAAGCCAAGCTGGCGGAAGTCGTGGAGTTTACCGACCACCACCTAGCACAACCAAAGGTGACGTGGCACGGACGAGGTTTTGAAGACGCTTGCCGCTCCATCGCCGCCATGACGAAGGGAGAGCAGGGATGAGCGATGCGCAAGGTGGGCTCATGTGGGTTGCCTCCAGCACTGTCGGCTTCATATGCGATCCTGCAACGGGAGGTTTCCGCAAGTGCGTCAACGTCTACGTCGATTGCGCGCCAGCGGACATGATAAAGCACGGCGCGATCATGCGAGTTTTCGGCGATACCGATGAGGACGCGCGCGCTCTCGCTGCGAGGGTATGTGCCTGGCATAACGGAGGCTTGGCATGAGTGCCCAGACAGCGGTGGCGGTGTTTCTGGTTTCGGCGGCGATCTGCATGAGTGCGCTCGCTGTGGCTTTGTATTATCTGTTAGCGAGGTAGACGTGAACGAAGAAACGCGCAACGCGCTTGCCAACGCCGCCGTAGCTCTGGCTACGTTCGGCTCGATCCTGCTGGCGCTGTGGGGTATGTCTGCGGCAGTTAGATTTCTCCACGCTGCGCTATGAGGGCCTGGCTGGCTGACCCAGCGGCGGCGTTCGCTCGGCTGCCGAAGCGTATACGAGATAAGATACGCCGCACCAGCCCGCGCGCGACGGCCTGTTGGCTGTGGATCGGGGCCCGACATTGCGACGGCGTAGCGGGTGATGGGTATGGGCGTGTGTGTTTCAAAGGGAAGAACCGGCTGGCCCACCACGTCGTCACGGAAATCGTTCTCGGGGAGCCTAGGCCGCGAGGAAAAGTTCAAGACCACGTTTTCGAGCGTTGCACGAGCGCAGCGTGCGTCAGGCCGGACCACGGCGAGTATGTGACTCCACACGTGAACGGCGTTCGCGCGGCTGAGGCCAAGCGCGTCAAGCGCGCCAGGATGGCGCAGAAATTGCGCGCTAACCGAGTTGCGCCGGAAGACCTTGAAGCGCCGTTCTGACCGTGCTAGACGATCCAAGCCGCCAGCGGCGCTCTCATGCCCCGCACGCACCAAGAGCGCCAGGCCACCCCCCATTGGCCTGACCCCCATCGCTGGCGGCACTTTTTTTGGAGGTCGCAAATGACTATCGAAGTAACGATCCCCAACCAGTTCTCCTGTAGACCGTATCAGACAAAATTCTGGAACTACATGGAGGGCGGCGGCATCCGCGCGGCCCTTGTTTGGCATCGCCGCGCCGGTAAGGACACCGTGGCTATGCACTGGACCGCGTTCGCCGCACACCAGCGCGTCGGCGTATACTGGCACATGTTACCTGAGGCCAAGCAGGCTCGCAAAGTGATATGGGATGGCATCGACAAGCAGGGTCGCCGGTTGATCGACGCGGTGTTCCCAAAGGTGATCCGCAAGTCCACGCACGAAAACGACATGAGGATAGAGCTTAAGTGCGGCTCGATCTGGCAGTTGTGCGGGTCGGACAACTACGACAGCTTGGTCGGGTCGAACCCTGTGGGGCTCGTGATGTCTGAGTTCTCGATTGCGAACCCTGCCGCGTGGGATTACATCAGGCCCATCCTTGCCGAGAACGGCGGCTGGGCGATTTTTCCGTATACACCTCGCGGGCGCAACCACGGCGCCAAGATGTACGACATGGCGCGCAAGAACCCGTCGTGGTTCAACGAGATACTCACGGTAGACGACACGCACGCGATCCCCATGAGCGCCATTGAGGAAGACCGCAAGTCCGGCATGGACGAGTCGATGATCCAGCAAGAGTATTTTTGCTCGTTCAACGCAGCCGTGCGCGGCTCGTACTTCGGCGAACAAATGGAGCGCCTCGACAAGCTCAAGCAAATCACCCGCGTTCCGTACTCGACAGATCATCTTGTGCATACGTGGTGGGACTTGGGGATGCGCGACTCGACGGCGATCTGGTTTGTGCAGGAGGTTGGGCGCGAGATATGGCTGATAGATTATCTGGTAAACCACGGTGTTGGGCTTTCGTGGTACGCAAACGAACTACGCTCCCGAGGTTACGCATACGGTACACATATCGTACCGCACGACGCGAAGGTCCGCGAGCTTGGAACTGGCGTCTCTCGCGTAGAGACGCTTCTTCGCCTTGGTATACGGGTCAAGGTTGCTCCTAAACTGTCTACCGCCGACCAGATCAGCGCGGCCCGGCAGATGCTTCCGCGCTGCTATTTCGACCTGGAAAAGTGCGAGCAGGGCATCGAGGCGCTGCGGATGTTCCGCAAGGAATGGTCCGACGAGCTTCAGATGTTCTCGGACAAGCCGCTCCATGACTGGTCGTCCAACGGCTCGGACGCCTTCAAAATTGGCGCATCTGCGCAGAAAATGTGGGGCATGACGGGCTCAGGGATGTCCTCCAGAGGGGGCTTGCAAGCAAGGGCCGATGCGGACTACGATGAGTTTGCATAGCCTGGAGGGACGCCATGTCGAACCTGTTCGAGCAGCCGAAGATCGAGAAGCCACCACTGCCGCCGTCGCGCGACGTTGCGCGCGAGATGGCAGACACTCGCGACTCCATGAACAAGCGCAAGGGCCGCGCCGCCCAGATCATCTACGGCGCGAAAGCGCGTACCGTCGGCGTCGCGTCGTCGGCGCTGGGAGGTTAGGTTGGCTGGCACAAGAGTAGACCTCCTCACGAACATTTCGGCGACTGGCAACGGCACTGATAAAATGTGGCCGGGTGGCCCCGGCGCCTTCATGGGCGAAGGCACCATCGGCGGCTCCGCGCTGAAGCTGCAAATGATAAGCCCGAACGGAACGTGGATGGATGTTGACCCTCTTCTGACGTTCACGGCGCTGCCGAACGCTTACGGATTCCAGATTCCAGAGGGTCGTATACGCGCGGTCCTAACGGGCGGCGCCCCGGCGAACATTTTCGCATACGCCATAACCATGCCGACGCCGGAGTAGGGTGATGAGCCTTCAGTTTCCCCTCGGGAAGCCGTTGGCGTTTCCGCTCGCGTTCAGGGAAAGCGATATTGCGGCAGGGCGCCAGGCTGTATACCACGACGGTATAAGTCTCGACTTCGTGGCTGATAGGTACTACACGAAGGCGCCAGGAGCATCGCCGGTTGCTGGTTCCTTCGAGTCGCTGTTCACGTTCACTGGCGACAATCTTTCGATGTATCTCGGCCCTTCCGGGCTGTTGATCCCAAGTGTGACGAACGCAAAGCGCCGTGAGTTCGACGCCAACGGCAATGTGCGTGGCCTGCTAATTGAGGGCGCGCGCACCAATCGATGCCTGCAATCCAACGACATGACCAATGTTGCATGGATCAAAGCGACGACGACGACGGTCAAGACGGCAACGGGGCCGGACGGTGTTGCAAACTCGGCTACCACGCTGACCGCAACGGCTGGAAACGCGACGACATTACAAGCCTTTGTCGAAGCCGCAGCCGACAGCACGTTTAGCATATGGATCAAGCGGCGCACCGGGGCTGGCAATATCGACATCACGCAAGATACCGGCGTCACATGGACAACGCAGGCTGTCACGACGCTATGGACGAAATTCGCTTGTCCGCATTTGAGTACGCTCAATCCTAGTGTCGGCATCCGTATCGTCACGAATGGTGACGCCGTTGATGTCTGGGGCGCTCAATTTGAAGCTGGTGCGTTCGCATCGAGCACAATCCAGACGACTGCGGCTGGTGTGGCGCGGGCGGCCGATGTCCCATCTCGTGTTCTTGGTGCGGAATTTAGTGCTACAGCTGGCACGTTGTATGTTGAAGGACGAACGGCGCCCAGCACGGCTTCCGCTACCGGCGAGATTATTGTAAATATAGATGATGGTACGACCAATGAACGAATTTTGTTCTACCGCGATGGGCCAGCCGCCGATGCAATGAGAGGGTTAATCGTTGACGGGGGCGCGGTACAGATGCAAACGGCACACGCTGCTGTTACTGCTTCATCGGCGTTTAAGGTCGCAATAGCGTACACGCTGAATGATGGTGTGTCGGCGTCCGATGTTACAGCACTTCAGACTGATGCGACTGTTACACTGCCGACCGTAACAACGCTCCGACTAGGGCAACGAGTCGCCTTAGATCATTTATTTGGCCACATCCGCCGCCTCGACTACTGGCCGGAGCGCAAGTCGAATGAGTTCCTGAGGCGGGCCACGCTATGACCGCCCCGAGGCGCAAACGAGTGTACGCACCGAAAGCTTTCCCGGAGGCCGCGTGGCAGTTCATGCTTGCGCGCGTCATGCAGATCGTAGGTATACCTCTAGTTGTGGCGCTGGCGGCTGGGATGTGGGTGTCGCAGATTAAGATGACCGACGACCTGGCGACGATCAAAACGTCCGTTGCCCTGCTTGAGCTTCGCACGCAGAGCGGCTCGGAGGACCGATACAGAGGTTCTCAGGCCGCCGCAGATTTCACACTTAGGGATCAGCGGATCGCCGACCACGAAAAACGCCTGGACATGATTGAACAGAGCTTGGCAGTCATTGGCTCTGGCACCAAGCTACGCGGAAGGTTGGAGGACTGAGTGGTGGAGCCAATCACAAAGAAGGCCCAAGCGCTAAAGCGTCGCCACGACGAGCTTGCCGAACTTCGGCGCCCATATGAGGCATACTGGAGTCAGATCGCGGCGTTTGTTATCCCTCGCCTTGACGATCTGTTCGGTATGAAGAAGTCTCCCGGTGAGAACCGCGAGGGGCGACTGTACGACAGCACGGCGCCTCTGGCTCTTGAGCGCTTCGCCGCCGCCGTCGAGAGCATCCTGACGCCGCGCACGTCCCGCTGGCACAGCTTGAGGTCGTCGGATCGCTCTCTCATGCGCAAACAGCGCGTCGGAGCCTGGTACGAAGACGTTACGCAGGCGCTCTTTGACGAGAGGTACTCGAACCACGCGAACTACGCTTCAAATCAGCACGAGTGCTATCTGTCGCTGGGCTCGCTTGGAACCTCAGTCCTATTCACCGACGACTACGACACGAACCTGCGGTACAAGTCTCTACCGCTCGGTCAGTGCTACATGGCTGAGAACCACCAGGGCATCGTTGACACGCTGCATCGAGAGTTTCCGTATACGGCTCGGCAGCTACGTCAGCGCTTCGGCGCGGAGAACCTCAACGAGAAGACGCTCAAAATTCTGGAGCAGACACCAGAGAAAGAAATTACGGTTATTCACGCCACGCTGCCGACCGAGGACTACAACGCGAAGGTGCCCGGCAAGAATATGCCGTTTCGTTGCGTATACATGCTCAAGGACGACAGCTTTATCGTTGAGGAGAGCGGCTATCTGAAGTTTCCGTACTCGATTGGCCGCTATGTGACGGCGCCTGGCGAGATATACGGCAGATCGCCAGCGATGTTGGTGCTCAGCGACGTGAAGATGCTCAATTCAATGTCGAAGTCGATGATCCGGCAGATACACAGGATCACGGAGCCGCCGCTTTTGGTTTCCGACGACGGCGTTCTGACCAAGGTGCAGCTTCAGCCGAACGCGATCAACGTCGGCGGCTTGAGTGGTGACGGCACAGAGCTTGTGAAGCCGATGCGCTCCGGCTCGATGATCGAGATAGGGCTCGATCACATGGAGCAGCGTCGCAAGACGGTCAACGATGCGTTTCTCGTGACGCTGTTTCAGATACTCGTTGAGACGCCGCGCATGACGGCCACAGAGGTTATGGAGCGCGCTCAGGAGAAGGGCGCCCTACTGGCGCCAACGATGGGGCGTCAGCAGAGTGAGGCTCTGGGGCCGATGGTTGAGCGCGAGCTTTCGCTGCTCTCGTATCACCGCAAGCTCCCGCCGCCGCCGCCGGAAATTCGGGAGGCCGGGTTCAGCTACACGATGGTATACGAGAGCCCGCTTGCCCGCGCCATGCGCGCCGAAGAGGCAGTTGGCTTTCTGAGGACCGTTGACGCGATCACACCTCTCGCCCAGGCAAACCCGTCGATCCTGGACCGGATCGACGGTGACGAGACGCTACTCATTCTCGCGGAAATCAATGGGATGCCGCGCCGGATGCTTCGCAGTGATGAGGGTGTTGAGGCTATCCGCAAGCAGCGTGCGCAGCAGCAGGCAGTGCAGGCCGCGACCGAGGCGGCGCCAGGCTTGGCGCAGGCAGTTGAAAGTTCGGCGAAAGCCGGGCAGATTAGATCAGAGTCCGGCCCGGACGCGGCGCTCGGGCAGGCAGTTCGTCAGATGAGGCAAGCCCTGAAGGGCTAGGAGGTATACAATGGCTCTTTGGGGTCTATCCAGGAACAGTGTGGCGCTGGTGGTGTCAACCGACGTGCTGACGCTGGTGGCCGCCGCGTCGCGGCGCCTGAACATCCGTGAAATCGTGGTCGGCGGAGTTGGCGCCACAACGTCGGCAATCGCGATGGCGGTGTACAGATCGACGGGTGGCACGACGCCGGGCGGAGCGCTGACGCCGACGAAGATACCTCACACGGAGTTGCCTGCGGCACCCGCGTTCACGAATTTCACCACGTATGCGGTAGCGCCGACGTTGTCTGGCGACCCGCTGATCATTCTTCCGTTCCGGGATCAAGGCGGAAACTTCATCTGGCGTCCGTCCGACTACGAGCAGGAAATCGAAGCGCGCAACAGCGAGCAGCTTTCGTTCCGGCCCATCGTCGTCGCCGGTAGCGTTAGCTTCCACTTCCACGTCCGCGAGGACTAAGTCGTGGCCGGTAATCAGGGCACCGCCACACTCGACTTCGGTGCGTTCCCTGGAACTGATACGGCGACCGTTGCCGTCGCGGACGCCGCAATCGGTGCGGCGGCCCTTGTCGAGGCGTGGGTTTTTCCAGCCGCCACCACGGACCACAGCGCGGACGAGCACGTTGTGGAGTCGTTCAAGGTTGTCGCCCGTGACGTTGTTGCAGGCGTCGGGTTTTCGGTGCAGGGTTTCTCCACATTCGAGGGCCGCTTTGCCGGTAACGCATTTCGCGTATACGGTAAATGGAACATTGCCTGGGTCTGGAACCAGTAGGAGATAGTCATGCCAGTTCAAATCGTCGGTTCGGTGTCGGGTATTGCTCAAGATGTCGGCGGCAATACGTTCAAAGCCACCCACACACACATCAAGCCGCTCGAATACGGATCGCTCGGTCACTACCGGACCACTGTTCGGATCAACTCGACGGCGGCGCAGGCGGCGAACTCTCGGCTGTTTGAGATACGCAACACGCACGCGACGAACCTGATCATTCCGACGCGGCTAACGCTGCGCGCGCTTCAGACGGTTGCCGGGACGGCGCAAGAAAACTCAATCGACGCATACCGCGTCACCGGCTTTTCGGCTGTGGATACGGTCAACACGGTGACGCCGGTCAGTTCGGTCAAGCGCGCCTCGATGGCGGCCTACCCTGGCGGCGCGGCGGTGCGGCATCTGACGTTGGCGGGCGCGGCTGCCGGAATGACCGGCGGCACGCTGACCAAGGACACGCAGGCTTTTGCCACGCTGCCCTACAACGTCGCGGCGGCAATCGGCACAGCGTCCCAGTGGGGGCCGCTGGATTGCATGGACGATGTCAACGGCACGCACCCCTTTGTCTTCGCGCAGAATGAAGGGCTGATCGTCGAGAACCGCGTCTTGAACGTGACATCCTACGGCATCACGTGGTTCATCGACTTCGCTTGGGCCGAAGTGACGGCGTTCTAGGCCGTGTCGCTACTACTAAGGTTTGTAACGGTCGCACCGCCAGCGGCGGATGTATACGTATTGAGCCAGCCCGGCGCCATCAAGGCGTCCGTTCGTATACGATTTAACGTACAGCAGCCGAACCAGCCGGATACTGTCGGCGGCGACGCTCCGTCGCTGCCGCAAACGTACCGGCCTCTTAAAAGACTCGCGACACCTCAGCCGGTCGCCACGCTTCCTGATGTGTGGTTGCCTGTGTTGCCGACGGTTTGGCGCGCACCCGTTCGAGCAAGGCCGTCTCAGCCAGGCCAGCCGTGGCCCGATCCGTGGGCGCCATCTCAGCCGGTTGCGTTCAAGCCTCAGCGCAAGGTTGCCGTTACATTCTTCGCGCAGCCGTTCACGGACGCGGCTGTAGCTGTAGACGACTACGTCCCAACGCTATTCGACATCACTCGGTACGATGCGAAGGTGTACGATAGGGTTGTTGGGGGCTTGCTGCCGCTAGACGACCTCCCGCCAGTTGTCCCGCCAGCCCCGCCGCCAGATGACGGAACGGGCGGGGCGGGCGGTTGGCCCGGCATGGGTCACACGCCACGGAAGCCGCCAGAGAAGCTGCCCGTAAAGCATGTTGGCCCTGAGCCGCGCAAGATCAGCCTGAAGGTTAAGCCGACAGGTACACCTATCAGGGTCGAGCAGGCCCGGTACGAATACAGGCCGCGACACAAAATAAAGAACATCGGCGTTAAGAAAATCGCCAGCTTCAGCTTGCCAAACACCCGCCGCTCGGGTGATGATGGCGACTTCATCGCGTTGCTCGCTGCCCTGCTTTCGGAGGATTGATGGCGCTGTCTCATATGTGGGGGTGGATTTTCCGCCGCCGCGTCGAGGCGTATCAGGCTGTGTTTCTTGGGGACGCAACGAAAGCTCAGCAAGAGCGCGTGCTCACCGACCTCAAGAGGTTCTGCCACGCCGAAAAATCGTCTTACTCCAAGGACGACAAGTATGGTATATACATCGCAGAGGGGCGGCGTGAGGTATGGTTGCGCTTGATGGCGCACGTACACCTCAGTGATGCCGACGTTCGGCGGCTCTACGAACAAGTCAAACAGGACGAGGTTGAAAATGATATTCCGTAATCGGTGGTTGAATGGCTCTATGTATACTCCGCCGTCAATGTGCTCAGTTGAGCCTGGCGATGAAGCCGCCGCTGCTGCCGCTGCTGCCGCTGCCGCTGGCGGTGGCGGCGGGTTCAAAGCTCCTGCGTGGGCGCAGGGGATCAACGAGCATCAAACGGCACTGCTCCAGAAAAAATCATGGGGGGATCAAACGCCTATCGGCGTCGTGCTGGACGCATACGCCAACGCTGAGAAGGCGCTCGGCTCCGAGAAGATTGCGCTACCAAAGGGGGATGCAGACCAGCAAGGGTGGGATGCGCTATTCAAGGTTGTAGGTCGCCCAGACGCGCCTGACAAGTATACGCTGAAGCTGCCGGATAACTTCGACAAGGATTTCGTCGGCGGGTTTAAGGAGGCTGCGCACAAGGCCGGGCTCGGAGACAAGCAGGCCAACGCTCTCGCTGCTTGGTTCCAAGATCACGGCGTCAAAGTTGCCAACGAGCGCAACGAGGGGCTCCAGGTCAGGATGGAGCAAGAGCTTGACGCACTGAAGACCGCTCAGGGTGCAAAGTACGACGAGTTCACGAAAGTTGGTAACGCCGCCGCGACCGCGCTGAAGCTCACGCCTGAAAAAATCGACAAGCTGGAGCAGGTTCTCGGCACGCGCGAGACGCTCGAAATGCTCTACAACATCGGCCTTGGGATGAAGGAGGGGCAGTTCACGGGTGGTGGTGGCGGCGGCGGCGGGAGCGACGGCGCCATGACGCCACAGCAGGCCATAACCCGGATCGGCGAGCTTCGCCGCGACCAAGAGTGGCAGAAAAAGTACAGTTCAGGCGATATGGCGGCCAGAAACCTGTGGGGGCAACTCCACCGCTGGGCGTATCCAGACTAGGCACTTGACCTCGCAGGGCAGGCGGGCGTACATACGGCCATCCGTGGCCCCGTAGCGTAGGCCCGCCGACGGACAAGCCGAAAGGCCCCGTGCTGGCACCTATGACGAAGGATAAGCCTGTAACCCTCTAAGGCAGGGACACAGGAGTCCATGACCGTCAACGTAACAACCTCATTCGTTCAGCAGTTCTCCGGTAACGTCGCCATGTTGGCCCAGCAAATGACATCGCGTCTACGCGCGACCGTCATGGAGGCCCCGTATGTCGGCGAAGGCGGGCAAGTCGTCCAGCAACTCGGCACCATCGACCTCCAAGAGGTCACGAGCCGCCACGGCGACACGAACTACGCTGACATCGCGCACGATGCGCGGTGGGTATACCCAACAGACTACGACCGCGCCTTGGCAATCGACACCGAGGACAAGCTGCGGACGCTGGCCGAATGGGAAAGCCCCTACGTCCGCGCTCTTGGTGCTGGCGCCGCCCGCAAAACCGAAGACGTAATCATCAAGGCGCTTTTCGCGGACGCCAAGACCGGCAAGACCGGCGCGACCACCACTTCATTTCCGGCTGCAAACCAAGTCTCCGTCTCGGAAGGTGCGACAGGCAGCACGGGTATGAACGTGGCGAAACTTCTCAAGGGACTTCAGTTGCTTCGCGCGGCTGAGGCTGTTGATGAAGGCGAGCCGGTGTACGTCGCTCTGGCTGCGTTTCAGGAGACAAACCTCCTGAAGGAAACGCAGATGATTTCGGGTGACTACAATCCGAACAAGCCGCTCGGAACTGGCGTCTTGCCAGACGGGTACCTGGGCATCACGTGGATTCGCACTGCACGCCTTTTGACGGACGGCTCCGGCTTCCGTCGTTGCGCGATGTGGACGAAGCGCGGGATGCACCTTGGCACCTGGAAAGAGTTCGGCGCCGAAGTCTTCCGCGACCCCGGCAAGCGCAATATGTGGGCATGTCAGGTCAAGGGTACTATCGGCGCAACGCGCGTCGAAGAAGCCCGCGTGATCGAACTGAAGTGCTCTGAAGCCTAATCTCCAGAGGCCGGGCGGTTACACGCCCGGCCTCTCACGAGCCCGCTGTGGGCATCAAGGAGAATGTAAATGGCCGTTGTGAACGTCAAGTCCGCCGTCATCACGAACCTGGACGCCGTGCCAGCCGTGAAGCCCGCCGTTGAGGATATGCGTGGGCGCTTGAAGGTGATTCCTTTCACTGTCGAAATCGCCAACGGCGATTCGATTGCCTCGACCTACCGCGTCGCGCGCGTCCACTCGGACCACCGAATTTTGTCGATTCGGAAATTCAGCGACGCGGTCACGGGCGCCATCGCTGACGTTGGCCTGTACCGCACGAACGCTGACGGCGGTGCGGTGGTGCTTGCGACGGCTTACGGCTCGGCGGTGTCTCTCGTCGCCGCCGACGTGATCGGAGCGGAGCTTGCTTTCGAGCAGCGCGACATCGTCAACATTATGAAGTATGTCTGGGGTGACGCCGGTCTGACGGCTGACCCGAACCTCGACTACGACGTGACCTTTACGCTCACGGCGGCGGCGACCGCTGCCGGGACGCTGTCGGGGTATATCGTCTTGGAAGACCGGACGTAAGCTGGTAGGCTTGCGTTCTTGATTGGCCTTGGGGCGGGCGGCAACGCTCGCCCCTTTCAACATAGGAGAGCATCAAAATGGCTACGAGACGTTGGGGAGTGTCGCGAGGTGAGAACCCGAATACCGGCGCGCAAGTTACCGAGGCCGTAGGCGCAGCGGTCGCTGCGGATACATTCGAGTTCACGGTTGATCTGGTCGCCAGCCTAACACGCCAGGAGGCGCTCGACGGCCTTGAGGCGATTAAACGCGCAATCATCACGGGGAAGTGGCCGCCAGCGTAAGGTGACGGGACATGGCAACGACCGACGTTCAGGTCTGCAACCGCGCGCTGCGGCACTGTAGAGGCCCTCGCATCACTTCGCTGAACGACGCAAGCGAGGCGGCGCGCGCTTGCAAGGAAGTGTACGACGACAAGCGTCGCGCGCTTCTTGAGGGGCACCCGTGGAACTTCGCCATGCTTAGGGGGGCACTAACGCCTGAGATTTCTGAGGCCCCTGTATACGAATTTGACAACACGTATCTGCTGCCTGGCGGCTGCCTTGCTCTGCGAGACGTTGATGGCTATTTCAAGGCCAAGCAGTATCAGGTTGAGGCTGGTCGCATCCTAATCAACGATAGCGGACCACTGTATATAAAGTACACAAGTGACGCGACTGCGGACAAGTTCTCGCCGCTTTTTGCCGAGGCTCTTGCGTTGAGTGTCGCCATCGACGTTCTGCCGACCGTGCAGAATAGCAACGTAAAGCGCGAGACGCTTCAGCGCATGTTCGGGCAGGCGTTGGGCGCCGCTAAGCGCACCGACGCGCTCCAGAACCCGCCTGACGAGCCCGTTGACGACGAGTGGGATTTGGCGAGGCTGGCGTAATGGCCCGCGCAACGCCGATCCAGAACACGTTCAACGCTGGCGAGTGGAACCCAGAGCTAAACGGGCGGTCAGACCTTGAGCGCTACCGCGCGTCGCTTCGGAAGTGCCTTAACTGGATACCGCGCAAGCTCGGAGGCGTATTCACGCGACCAGGCTTCGAGTACATCTGCGACGCAGCAAGCGACTCGTTCGCAAGCAAGCTGGTACCGTTCGTGTACGACAGGTCGCAAAAATACGTGATCGAGCTAGGCCAGAATATATTTAGAGTTATCCAGGACGGCGTGCTTGACACGACGCTAGGGTCACTTGGAACGCCGTACACATCTGCCATGGCATACGAGCTTCAGATTGTGCAGATCGGCGATGTGATCCGAGTTTGCCACCAGGACGTTGCGCCGTACAAGATAAGCAGGACGGGCGCGTCCGCTTGGACATTCGCCGCGACTGCTTTCAGCGGCGGCCCGCTTGACACTGAGAACGCGGATGCCACACGGCCAACGGTGACGCTGAGTTCGGTGGTGGCTGGAGCTACCGGCGTCGTCGTGACGGCCAGCGCGGCACTGTTCGACGCTTCGATGGTGGGGCAGCTTATCCAGGTCCGCGAGCAGGACTTGGCTAACGTAACGCCGTGGGTGACGGCAACGGCGTATGTGCTCAATGACCTTCGTCGCAACGACGGCGTCACGTATATCTGCACCGACGCCGGAACCTCTGGGACGACGCCGCCGACTCACAGCTACGGGGCGGCTTACGACGGAACGGCGTCAGCGGCGGCCTGCCGGTGGGAATACAACGATCCCGGATACGGCCTTGGCGTCATCACCGCATACGTGTCGCCGACCGTCGTGAACATGACGAACATCACGAGATTTCCAAGCAGCCTGACCGCGACGGCGTCGTACCGGGTCGCGTTCGGCGCGTGGGGTGGTGGCAATGGCTATCCGCGTGCAATCTCGATGATTCAAGACCGCATCGCCTACGGCGGAACAACGCTGGCGCCGGACACGGTATGGCTGTCTGTGACTGGCGACTACGACAACTTCTCCGCTTTCGATCTTCGCGGAAAGCTCGTGGCAGACCAGGCCATAACCGCAACCAGCAACTCGAACCAGCCACTCCCAATCACGTTCCTTTCGGTTGACGAGCGCCAGCTTATCGTTGGGACGGAGGGCAATGAGTACATGCTCGCACCGACGACGACGACGGAGGGTATCTCGCCGGAGAATGTAGACATCCGTGACCAGACGGCGTGGGGGTCGAAGCTCATACAGCCTTTGCGCATCGGGTCGTCCACGATATTCGCGCAATCAGGCGGCAAGGGCTTGCGCGACATGGTGTTCTCAGAAGACGTTGCTGGCAGGTACGTCGCCAACGAGATTTCGGTGCTGGCGTCGCATATGTTTGAGAGTGGCGAGATCATCGACTTCGCCTGGCAGCAGAAACCGTTGTCGTGCATTTGGTGCGTCACGTCGGACGGGCGACTGATTGGAGTCACCTACGACAAGGCGCAGCAGGTTGTCGCTTTTCACGAGCACACGCTCGGCGGATACTCAGACGCCGGGCACACGGTTGCAGCGAAATTCGAGAGCGTTTGCGCTGTCCCGTCGAGCGCTGGCACATACGACGACGTGTACGTATCAACTCAGAGGTACGCCAACGGCGCCGTCAGGCGTGAGATATTGAGATTAAGTCAGTCGTGGAAGCTTGGAAACGCCACAGCAGACTATATTGGGCTGGATAGCTCGTATACGTATTCTGGGGCGCCAGTCACGGTCGTTACCGGATTGAGCCGCTTCAACGGCGAAACCGTCCGCGTGCTGGCTGACGGATGGTACGCCGGAGCGTATGTCGTCTCAGGCGGCTCGATCACGCTGCCGCAAGCTGCCTCCAAGGTCACGGTCGGCTATCCGTACACATGCGATCTTCAAACCCAGAGGTGGGATGTTGGCGCGCAGGCTGGCGCCTCTCACGCTCAGGTGCAGACCATCAACAACGTCGGCGCGAGCCTGTTCAAATCGGCGGGGTTCAAGTACGGCTGCTCGTTCGACAACCTGGACTTGCTGGAGCTTCGGCGGGCTATAGATGATATGTCTACGGCGGTCCCAGTTGCGACCGGCGCGCAAATTTTGTTGATGCCGTCGAGCGACAGTACTGGGCTGGACGTTACGTTCTGCGTCAGGCAGGACTTGCCGCTCCCAACGTGCATACTGTGGGCATCGCCGAACGTCGTAACCGAGGAAGGCTGATGTGGGTTGTTAGAGCAACGGAGGTTGATGACCTTCCGAGGTTGAAAATCCAGCGCGGGCAAGAGCCGTTCAAGACGCTGTTCGACCGGGAGTATTCGAAGGCTATGACGATGGTCGGCTCGGTCACTGGCGAGTGGAACGGCGATCCCATGTGCGTAGCCGGGATCGTTGAGCGCTGGAAAGGGTGCGGGCTTGCCCACGCGATCATAAGCTGCGAGGCTGGCCCGCACTTCAATTCGATGATACGGTCAATTCGCGCTCATCTGGAGGGCAGTCACACGTTCCGGCGTGTGGAGGCTTACGTGAGAACAGACTGGGACGAAGCTCATCGCATGGCGAAGGTTCTCGGGTTCAAGCGAGAAGGTACGATGCACGATTTTGACCCATTCGGGCGCGACTGCGATCTGTACGCGAGGACGTTCAAATGGACCCAATAACGATCACTGCCGTTATGGCGGCTGTCGGCACTGCCGTTTCGGCGATGTCGGCAAGCCAGGCCCACTCGTACAACGCAAAGGTAGCCGAGACGCAAGCTGTATACAGCTCGAACGTGGCCGCGAACGAGTATACGAAAGTCCAGCGCGACGCGGACTATGCGATGGGCAGGCTGCGCGCGCGGCGCGGTGCATCGGGTCGAACCGAGAGTGGGTCGGCGCTCGATGTGCTTCATGAGAGCTATATCAATTTCGAGCTTGACGCTCTCAACGCCAAGTACGAGGGCGAGGTGCAGGCCGTCGGCTATCGCAATGAGGCCAGGATGGAGCGCTACAAGGGAAAAATGGAGCTTGTGAAGGGTGTTGTTGGGTTGGCGTCTGGGCAGCTTGCTGGAATGGGCATCGACGCACTTGGCGGCACAGGCGGTTCGACGGGCGCTCCAAAGTCGATCCTTCCTGGTGGCGGCTCTGGGTCGTATGGTGGTAGTGCTGGAAGCTCGGGCGGCTATGCCGACGCCGGAACGTGGACGGATTATTGAGGTAGGATATGCCTGAGATTCCACTGTATACAGGAGGCCCAGGCCCGCGCGTGAGCGCGCAAGGGATCGCGCCGCGCGGGACCGATAGCGGCTTGGGCGACGTGATCGCTCAGGGCGGGCGGCAGCTTGGCGCGTACCTGCAAGACAAGCAGGACGAGCGCGACAAGCTATGGTCGCTTCGTCAGCTTGGGGATTGGAAAAATCAGTGGACGGCGGAGCTTCAGAAAAGGGATGAGACTGAAGATACACCCGAGGGCTTCACGCCGCGCGTGATGGAGGACTATGACGGCGGCATTGACGGGGTTCTCGACGCCGCACCTTCCGACGGAGCCCGGCAGTTCCTCGCTCTCAAGATGGAGGAGTTCCGAGGCGCCGTATACAACGACGCACTGAAAATAGAAACCGGCAAGACGATGGCCGCGAAGTCGAAAGACATGAGCGCCGTCATTGAAAATTCGGCGAACTTTGCGCTGTCTAAACCTGAGCTTGGTGCGGATGCCGTGCAGATGGCGCTGAGCGCTGTGCGTTCCAGTGGGCTCCCCTCCGAGATGCGCGCCGAAGCCGAGAGCAAGGCCGTCAACACGGTCGCCCGGTCGTGGGTTGAGGGTATGGGAAAGAGCCGGTCGGTTGGCCCGTACAGGACGCTTGCAAGGCTCCAGAAGGGCGAGTTCGACAAGATGCTCGCCCCGACCGATAGGCGCGTGCTGGAGAACATGCTTGAAACGGATATACGGCAGGGCGAGGCTCAGTCCAAAGAAGACGCCAACGCCGACAAGCGCCGCTGGGCTCGCTCGTTCGAGGACTTCAAGAAGCTCGTCGCAGACGGGAACGTCGCGAAGACCGAGGATGTAGACCGTTTCTCGCCTGAGATGATAGACGAGATGTTCGGCGACGATCCTGAGGCGGCTAAGGCGGCCAAGCGCGAGATGGAGTATGCTTACAAGGCTGGAGCAGTTGTCGGCGACCCAGCTAAAAAGCTCCCAGACCTAAAACGCGAAGCTGCGGCGATGCGCGCGAAGGTGGCCGATGACTCGTCGTCATACGGCGAAGTGGATGCTCGCGTCGGTGCCGTTGAGGCGGCTATCGCTCGCAAGGAGGCGGCGTTAGTTGCCGACGGCGGGCAGTACGTGCAAGAGAGCCCAGTGATCCAATCGGTGAAAGAGCAAATCACGCTGCTTCAGTCTGAGATGGACGCCGAGACGGACCCCGGCAAGCAAGCGGTCTTGCAGCGCCAGATTAATGCGCAATACGACGAATGGCTTGATAGGACGTACAAGGAGCAACTCGACAACGGCGCGTTTTCCCCCGAGGCTCCGAAGGCGTTCGTTATGCAGGAGGTTGAGGCCATCAACAACATGGAGCCCGCCAAGCTGCCGGAGGCTATGGCGATGCTTCGCGAGCGGTTTCCGACGAATTGGCACAGGCTCGCTGGCGAGGTACAATCGAAGCTTCAGACGAAGGTTCGCGCACTGTTTTCGCTGCCAGCCACACCAACAAGCAAGCTGCTCGCCGACGGTCATAAAATGTCCAATGAGGATTTGCTTCAAGGTATACCAGACGACGACGTGAGGGCGCTGAAGGGGCTATTCAACGAAGACCCTAAGATGAAAGCCTTTGCTCAGACGGCTTACTCGTCCAAGTGGGGCAAGGAGACTGTGGAGTCGTGGAGGGATGCGACGCTCAGGGCCTCCGCGATTTACATGAAGCAGCAGGGCCTATCACCAACGGCTGCGTGGGAGAGGGCGCGTGACGACATAACGTCGGAGTATACCGTGTCGCACATAGCTGGCAAGCCGTACCGGATGCCACGCAACCAGATCGGCGGCGGCGACCAGCAAAAGAACATCGAGCTTGGGGCCTACGCCGTGAGAGGGAATTTTGCGGCGCCGGAGAACATATGGCTCCCTACAGGTCCGGGTGGCACGTCAGGCCGGTTCCACACCAAGGAGCAATATCAGGAGCACCTTCGCACCAATGCGTACTTCGTTACGAGTGGAGACGAGAAGGGGCTTATCATGTTCGATAGCGGGTATCCAGTCCACACCATCGTCAACGGGCGCCCGCAGTACGTGATGTATACGTGGGAAGACCTTCGCCGGACGGGCCAGTTCCGCGCCGACCAGGCCAGGAAACTGCACGGGCGCCCAGACTGGTATAAGGGTAGAGGGGATGTGAAATAATGCCACTCGGCCTCGGTGATCCGATTCAAGACGAGCCTGGGAGCATCTATGACTACGCCTCATCGGCTGGTCAGAGCGCGTATGCAGCAGGGCGCCGCGCTTACGATAGCTCAGGCTTTGTATACGGACTGTACAACGCCGCGCGCTCGGCTGTGGATTACGAGTGGGGTACGCGCGTCTCGAAGCAGGATGCGTTGAAACGTGTCGGTGAGGTTGGGCTCTCAATCGACGTACCTGACGATGGCATGAGCAAGTACAAGCTCGATACGTTGATCTGGTACAAGTCGCGCGAGCAGGCGGATCAACTATACATGCAGCGCAGCCCTGGTGGCTTTGGTCGCGGCGTTGCTGAGTTCGGCGCTGGCGTGCTGGGCTCTCTTGGTGATCCTGTTTCTCTTGCTGCGAACTTCATCCCGTTCGTGCCAGAGGCCAGGTACGCCAACGCACTTCGCTCGGCTGGCACGTCTACGCTCGCCAGGGCTGGCGTTCGAGCCAAGTACGGAGCCATTGAGGGTGCGCTCGGAGCGCTGGCAGTTGAGCCGACCATGATGGCTCACAACCGCTGGTCGCAGTTGGACTACGGCGTCGCCGACAGCTTTATGAACGTAGTGTTCGGCACAGTGGCAGGCGCCGGTCTGCACTCGCTCGGCGGGTACGCCTTCGACAAGTTCAAGATACCAACGCCACGTATACGCGACCTTGTTGGTAGTATGGACGAGAAGGACATGCTGAGCGTCCTAAAGGAGTTTGTGAAGGCCGCTGAGCTTGGTCGTCGTGACCCAGATGCGCTTGAGATGATGATGAGACAGTTTGCCGAAGGTCACGCGCAATGGCGCTCAGAGTCGGCGTCTACCGACGTTGAGCTTATTCAGCATGGCCTTGGCTTCAGCGACGCCGATTTGAAAGCTGCGCACAGTGACATTGAACTGGCGGCGTTTCCGCCAGAGCACCAGTACGCCGGTCAGAATTTATTCACGCACATAGCATTGAATGGCGGGATAAAGGTGCGTGACGCGGCGGGTAACATCACGAAGGATGGGCACGAGATACTGGCGCTCGTCGGTGATGCAAAATACCCAGGGCTCATAAACAACGTACACGGAAACCCGCCTGACTACGTGCGGGAAATGCTTCACGAGGACGGGTGGTTCGGCGCTGGGCGCGATCCTGGGTCAACGGACCTCAACGATTTGTATGATATACTAGACGCTCAGGCGCGAGGTGACGTTCGCCACCCGGATAACATCGCCGCGCAAGCATCCAATAAAGCGCAGGACAGGTACGTCGCAAACGTCAAGCGAGAGCTTGATGAGGCGGGTATACAGGCTCACGAGAGCCCGGTCGCGAAGTCTCAGAAGCTCGCAGCCTACCGCGCAGAAAAAATGCGTGAACGCGCCGCCAAAGACCCGGACTTCGACCCGGAGGAGGCGCTATGGCGCGATCCCAGCGAGCCGATGGGTGCGGGCGAGGAGTCGTCCAGGTTTGCCGACGACGACGGGAGCCAGCCGTACTCGTTCATAGACGAGGAGAACGAGAAGGCACGCCAGGCGGCGGAGGATGAGGTGGCGGCGTACAGCAGCCAGACCGACGAAGAGGTAGCTCTCCAGGACGAGCTTTCGTCGCTTGACGCCGTCGTCAATTCGCTGAAGGCTCGCGATATGTGGACGGCGGCTGAAGATGATCTGTTGGCTGCCGCGAAAGAAGACAAGGTTCTCGCGGAGCACCTTGAGCAAGTATACCGCGCGGCGGCAGCATGTGAGTTTCAGTGATGGCAAGAGACAGCTACAAGTGCGTAGTCGGGACACTTGGCGGGCAGGATAAGTCCCCGCTCAGTGAGGCCGAGATGCGCGGTCTAATCACCAGGTTCAAGAAGAAGGTGTCGGACAAGCAAGCCGCAGGGCAAATGAGTTCGGCTGAAATCGACGCCGCCGAGGAGCTTGCGAAGGAGGCCCGCATCGCCGCCATGCTGAGTGAGCGCACGACGAAGTTGAACCTCGCCGCCCGCGTGGCTGGCATAGCCGACATTGACACGTTCAAGACGCCTGGGGCCGGTCTTGCGGCTCTCATACAAGGGTCCAAGGAGCGAGGTTGGGGCAAGCGCGAGAGTGTGCAATCTCTGCACAGAGGGCGCCGCTCCATGTACGTCGGGCAGTTCGTGGGTGAGCTATACCGCGAGGGCCTGCTTGGGGCCATCCTGCCGCGCCTGGTGGGGAGGGAGGATGCTGTCTTTGATGAGGCCGTTGCTGTCGAGATGGATGCGCTGTCTCGTGGCGTAGCGCCAGGGACTTCGAAAAACGAGGCGGCGGCGAAGGTTGCCAGGATCGCGAACAAATACTTCGAGCTTGCGCGCAAGCACCAAAACTCGCTCGGCGCGTGGATTGCCAAGACGCCTGGGTATGTCATGGCTCAGTCGCACGACATGATGAAGATGCGTGCGACGACGCGCGACGAATGGATCAAGTTCATTCGACCTCTCTTAGATGAGGTACGCACGTTCGAGGGTGTTGAGCCGAAAAAAGAAGGTGGCGACGCGCACATCAATGAGTTTTTGACAAAGGTATACGATGAGCTTTCGTCCGGCGCGTGGTATCGCACAGAACAAACTGGCGCAGCATCCGGCTTCAAAGGGGCGGCAAACCTCGCCAAGAGGCTCAGTGCCAGTCGCGTGCTGCATTTCAAAGGACCAAAGGAGTTCACGAAATACAACGGTCAGTTTGGCGTTGGCACGGTGTTCGAGGGCATGGTGGCACATCTTGAGCGCGGGGCGCGATCAGCGGCCCTTCTTGAGCGCTTCGGTGTAAACTGGCGTGACAACGTGGAGTGGTTGCGCACGCACTACTTGGAGAAGGCCATCTCCAACGACAACAAGAAGGTGGTAGACGAGCTTAAAGATGGGCGTTACTTCGGCGTACTGATGGACATTGCCGACGGCACTGCAAACGTGCCGACAAATATACACGCCGCAGACTGGCAGCAGGCTTACCTTCGCGTGCAGCGCATGGCGTCGCTCGGCGCTGTGATGGTGTCGTCTATGGGTGATGTCGCGACCGCCGCTGACGAGCTTCGCTTCCAAGGCATGAGCTTCACCGGGTCACTGGCGGAGCACACTGGAAACATCCTGTCGCAAGTTGCGGGCGGGAACGAAGGGCTGCGAAACGCGGCTTCGCATCTTGGCATTGGTTTCGACGCATACATCTCCAGCATAATCTCGCGATGGGAGTTCGGTGACAGCGTGAGCAAGAAGCTGGCGCGCACAGAGCACAAGTTCTTCTGGCTTACCGGCATGAATTGGCACCAGAACGCCAACGAGCGATCTATGTCAGTTATGATGGCTCACAACCTTGCCGCCAACGCACACCTCGCGCACGCCGACCTTGACCCGCAACTGAAGCAGGTTCTCTCGCTGTACAAGATCGGCGAGAAGGAGTGGGAGGTTTTGCGCACGCGCGGCGTGACAGAGATGGACGGTGGGCACAAGGTAATCACAGGCGACACCGTTCGCTTGATGGAGCCGGAGGGCGTGGACGAGTTGATCGACGTGCAGCTTGCGGAG